GGCTTGCTGTTTCTGTATTTCGGCGTTGCCCTGTGGCGCCGCTGCCGCCGTCGCGCACGGCAATCGCGGGAACTGAACATGTCCCCGCATCTGATGAAAAAACACGACTGACCCAACGGCCTGGCTTTTTGCCGGGCCGTTTTCTGTCGACTTGGGTAAACTGGCCGCCCTTCGCGGAGGCTGACATGCAAGACGACGATTTTTCTCTGTTCAAAAGTGCGATCCAGGGCGTCAAGCCGATCAAGCACGACCGCGCCGACACCGGCAAACCCAAGGCTGACCGCGCGCAGATTGCCAAGCTGCGTCAGTCCGCCACCGTGCGCAGCGACACCACCATCATTGACGGCTTGTCCGACCAGTTCGTGATCGACGTCGGCCCGGAAGACGAGTTGATGTGGTCCCGCGATGGCGTGCAGGAAAGCCAGATGCGCAAGCTCAAGGTCGGGCAGATCCCGTTCGAAGGCAGCCTCGACCTGCATGGCATGAGCGTAGAAAAAGCCCGGGAAACACTTTGGGCCTTTCTCGCCGAAGCGACCAAATTCGAAATCCGCTGCGTGCGCGTGACGCACGGCAAGGCTGTGCGCCTGGATGGCAAGCGGCCGATGATCAAAAGCCACGTCAACACCTGGCTGCGCCAGCATGCGCAAGTGCTCGGTTTCTGCTCCTGCCAGGCCCGCCACGGCGGCGCCGGCGCGGTTTATGTGATGCTGAAACGGACGATGATGGAAGGCCGCGACGAATAAAGCCGTCACACCGAACTTGCAGGGTTGTGTCCGCCACCGTACCCTTGCCCTTTGCGAAAATCCCCACAGGTAGTTTCATGTCCCTGGAACAGAATTACACCGCCATGTTTAGGGGGGTTAAGTAGGTTCTCAGGTTTAATGAAATCAGGGACTTAGCACCCAGGAAAACCCTGATTTTCATGCTAATACACAGCTATTGGTACGGAAATTGGTACGGGATCACTATTCCACCTACACCGAAAAAGCCCCGCATCGCTTATAACGATGCGGGGCTTTTTTCATTTTTGAATGATGGCTTGACCGTAATCGAATGGCAGCTTTCGGCCAAAAGCGGACATATGCTCATGTACGTTTCCAGGGGCGCAAAAATGTCTATTGAGCGGGTTAGCGCGCTTATTCCCGTCAGAACCGTAGCTGGTTGCTCGGTTTCCCGCGATTGTGATCGAAGAAATGAGCGGCGTATCTATCCGGATTCAGACGCAAAACCATCAAGCTAAAAGCTCGTCGATGGCGCCATGCAATGCTTCCAGATCCACAGGCTTGGGAAGGAATCGCGCATTAGATGGTAATAACCCTGAAGGCAATACCGTGTTTCCGGACATGAGTATCACTGGCAGTTCAGGCCATTGCGACCAAATTACACGGGCCAAGTCCAAGCCGTCGAGCCGTCCCGGCATGCGAACGTCGCTGACTACAAGACAGAACGGCACCACACCCTGCAGCGCTATCAAGGCCCGATCAGCGCTTGGGCATTCTGTGACCTCGTAACCAAGGATTGATACCGCATCTACCATCACTGCACGTAAAAACATGTCGTCTTCGACGAGAAGTACATTTTGCGACACTTTTGGGCTCCCCAAATGTCCACTATGGGTCTGAAACAGTCTGGCAAACTGTGCTGGGATGGCACCGCACGCATCAGCTCACTTTCATCGGCCTACTACAGGGACAACAATGAGACTGCACAAGTTTATCCTCAATAACCTCGAGCTCATTTTGTCCGCTTGGTCGCGTTTCGCCCGTACCGTAGATACGGGCAAGCCAACGATGGATGAGAAAGGGTTGCGGAATCACGCGCAGCACATTTTGAAAACGGTTGCCCACGATATGCAGTCGTTTCAGTCCGAATCACAGCAGATCGCCAAATCCGAGGGGCGCAACCCTTCTACAGAAGACGACGCGCCCTCACAAACGCACGCGATGACACGATTTATTTCCGGATTCACTATGGATCAGATGGTCTCTGAATATCGGGCTCTTCGATCAAGTGTGCTGCGGTTGTGGCTCGCCGGCGATCGCGTAAGCAATGAACATGATCTTCAGGACGTAATTCGCTTCAACGAGGCCATTGATCAGGCGCTGATAGAGTCTATCGCGACGTATGGTGAGGCCGTGGAATCAACGCGTAAGACGGTATTGGGGGTGCTGGGTCACGACCTTCGCTCGCCACTTGGAGCCGTGCTTATGGCAAGCGACCTGCTTTGTGAAAGCGGCGACATTTCTGTCAGGGACAGAAAGCTGGCGGGGCAGATAAGTGTCAGTGTCCGGCGGGCTAACCAAATGGTGGGTGATTTATTAGATCTAGCGCGTTGCAATCTAGGAAGCGGTTTGCCTGTAAATCTGGAAGAAGCGGATTTGAAAATCTTGTGCGAGTCAGTGGTTGAAGAGCTCCGCACAGGATACCCGAGGGCAGATATAGAATTAGATACAAACGAAGCTACGGGCATGTTCGATCCCTCTCGAATCGAGCAGGTCATCACCAACCTGCTTAGCAACGCCATTCTCCACGGGGATCTGAAGCATCCGATCCGCGTCAGCTTATCCCGCAAGGACAGTTGGTGGGTTTTCAGTGTTCAGAATCGGGGCGAATTGATTCCTGAAAGCGTCATGCCCCATCTTTTCAACCCGCAAGCGCGTTACTCAACATATGCGGCGAGCGAAAAGGGAGCATCTGCTGGACTAGGGTTGGGGTTATTCATCGCGGCGGAAATCGTTCAAGCCCATGGCGGGATGATTGACGTCGTTTCCACACCCGAGTTGGGCACCCTGTTTACCGTTCGACTTCCGATCAACCGCTGATCGATCTAATTTTGCGTAAACAAAATTGCCCCATATGATTAAAGATATGAGGGGCAATTGCTCCCCTCTCATAGTTCACTCTCATACCACGGTAGTAGCATGCAATCGGTCGCCAAAGTAGCAAATTGGAACGTAGCCCCGATTTAGGTTTATGTTATCTGTGAATCGAAAAAATTAGTCATCGTCCCATATGACGGCAGTGGATTCCCGCCATTTCACGCAACTAACGCCATATCTTTCAGCCAGAGGCTTAGAAAAACGCCTTAAAGGCGGTCGTCCAGGTTTCGGTATTGGAGTTAACCCCGCGTCGCAGCTTGCCCATTGCCAAGCCTCTGCGTTGTTCATCTCATTAAGACGAATGGTAAATGATTTGGGCTTCCCGTGGAGCAGATACTCGACGAAATATGTAGCACTCATGAGTAGTTCTCCTTTTGCTCATGAGTGTGTGAGTAACTTGTGGTGAAAGGAATTCAAATAATCGTCGGACATTTTCTAAAAGTGAAAATGACCACAGAATTCGTGGGTCTCTGGCCAATCAAGCCTAGATGCCTTCAAGCGCGTGAGGTTCGTCGTCGGTTGGCGCTCCGAGCGACGACTTCCCTGCTAAGGCGCAGGTGGATGACAAGGGATCGAGTTTGCGCGCAACTAGCGTTTAGCGCTTTTTTCTGAATTTGGCCCTTGCTTGATCCCAGGCATTTTTGCCTTCAAGGGTCATGGCGTCAGCTGCGGCGCGCGCTTTTTTAAATTCAATCATGGCTTCGGGCGAATCCGCCGCATGTGCTAGCAGCTCGTACGCTATGGCATTGAGACGATCTGCTTCTCGGAAGAGTTCGTTGCTGTGGTCGGTAGCCTCATGCCAGGCGGTAGTAGTAACTGGGTTGTTCTTCATGTCGTCCTCGCGTGTTCTTTTGCCTCGACATGTGGAGCAAAGCCACAGTCGTTCCTTGGTATCCATCCGTTATGAACCCTTTGACCCATTGGAACAAGCGAAAGCGTGTAACCATTTTTTGGTTCGGCGCTTGTGCTTTCTCCCGCTAGGCTGCGACAGGCCTCAACGTTGGTGGAAAGATGGAAAAAAGGGCAGGAATGAATGTTTCGTTCGTCCGCGTGGCACGACTTTGAACTTCGGCAGATGTCGCGACGATCGCTCATTACTGAAGGCGCAACGCTCTGTTTAGCAACAACTTTTCATTCCAAATGTCATCACACTACATTTCCATGAGATCCGAAATCGTTAGCCGCTGCCCCTCATTCATGGTAGTCAGCGCCTGCAACAGAACGCAGATAGGCCTCGTCAGCTTCAAGTCGCAGCTCTCGCCATTCTTGCCAATTTATTACTCCAAGCCTGTCCATTTCATCCGCTTGGCGCAAGAGCTCATCGTGATAAGCGTCCGGGCATTCTTTTCGAAGCGTTAGGTCCTCCAATGCTCGATGCCAGCTAGCATAGGCCTCGAGTTTAGCTTCCTGATCTGGAGAAAAAAGATCCCTGCAAATGTTCATGGCAATCGCTTATTGGTGGTTTGTCTGTGGAGCAAAGTTTCGCAGCGAGAGTTCAGATGCGCTGACAGGAGGGAAGCGGAGAAGATGTCCGCCTACGGTAGGGAGCGGTCGCTTGTGAGCGTCCATTTATGACCGAAAGCGGCCCGCTGGCTGGCTCCAATGATGGATTGGGTGTAGTCCCTCGTCTGCCCCCCGGCCAGCCTGGCTAATCCCTCGAAAACGCACTGCCTTGTAGCAATTTCTAAGCATGCAGCAATTACTGCCCACCAAGAGCACTACCGGTACTATGCTTTTTCTTTTTCGAAAGGAGTCGATGCGATGGCAGACGAATATTCGTTGGCTGATGTGCTGGAAAGGATGTACCAGAATCAGATTGGTCTAGAAGCAGCCTTAATGGAGCTTACGCTTCATGCTGAACAGCAAGGCTTGGCCGAAGTCGGCGACAATGTCCGGGGTGCCTTGTGGGTGATAGGAGAGAATGCCGGACACATCAAGCAGGGCTTGGCAAAGCTCCGAAGTAAGCGTCTCTGAACAGCCACACTCCGATTGTGTTGGAGTAACTGAGCTTTTAGGCCCTTATCCCTAGTGTTTCCTGGGTTAGGATGCCCATTTGATTAACATGCATTTATGCATGATTGGCACTGAGAGGCATTGTTTGGCGTACGGTTTGCCCCATTTTTGCCCCATGACAGCCGGACGCTGATTGAGCGTCAGAGTACTCACCATCGATAGACTTCCCGCACTATTGCAGAACAGACGCTCAGGAATTAGCATCGATCCAATTCCAAGGTGCAAGCCCGCCAAGCCCCACAAGGGCGATTCTGGGCAGATCTTCATCTTCTCCAGATCGATCTCTGGGTTGCTTTGAATCAGCCGGGAACTCAACTTCAATTTCTGATTTGGGTACCGACCAATGTTAAAGCACCTCGCGGCTTGCTTAAGAATTGTTGCTACATCGCCTCAACTACGATTTCTTTTGTTCCCTATATCATTTTCCATTCCAGTCTTATCCATCGCCTTGCTGATCTGGGTGTGTCACGCCACGTAGTCACAAGCAAACGGCTCCTTTCACTCATTTTTACGACCGTTGAGTAAAGCAGCGATTGGATTATTACTTAGGAATGGGATCTGAACCGCTTCTGCGCCCCCTCCCTACCACTGCAGTCCATATCACTGAACTTTTGCGAGGCGTCGTTCGCCTATAAGGGCTTACCACGGGCCTAATTCTGTACTGGAAAAAAGCCCCAGCTTCTTCCGCGAGTCTCTATACCCCGCCGCCCTGGCAAGATATGCTTCCCCGGTTCCAAGCGGCCCCGTTTACCAACTTACTCATCGCACTTTCGGAATTGAAACATGGAGCGTACATGAAAGAACTCGGAATCACAGATCGCCTGATTCATTCTACGGTGCGAATCGAATGCCAAGACGCTGCCGGGAATATTTCTTCCGGGAGTGGTTTTATTTTTGGCTTCGCGAGATCTGGAGACAGGTGCTTCCCAGGACTCATCACGAACAAACACGTGGTGAGGGGAGCCGTGAAGGGTAAATTTCATATGACGCTAAGGGCTGCTGACGGCGGCCCCAGCCTAGGTCACCACGTAGCGACCGAGATAGCGGATTTCGAAGGCCAGTGCTTTATGCATCCAGACCCAAATGTGGACCTGGCCGTATTCCCGCTTGGTCCATTCTTAAATGAAGAGGAACAGCTTGGTCGAGACTACTTTTATATCATGCTCGATGACTCTACCCTTCCGCAGCCGGAATTCATAGAAAGCCTTTCTAGCATGGAAGACATTATTATGATTGGTTATCCAAATGGAATCTGGGATACCCACAACAACCTCCCAGTAATCCGCAAGGGTATTACTGCAACGCACCCGGCAAGGAGCTTTGGCGGAAAGGATGAGTTTCTAATCGATGCTGCCTGCTTCCCAGGCTCGAGTGGATCGCCCGTATTTTTATGCAATATCGGAAGCTATCCGGGCAAGGAAGGGAATCTAATTGTTGGTACACGGCTAGGACTTTTAGGGGTGCTCTACGCGGGCCCCCAACATACTGCAACAGGTGAAATCGTTCTGGCACCTGTCCCGACGAATCAAAAGCCAATATCGGTCTCGTCCATCCCTAATAATCTCGGGCTCGTTATTCAAGCAAAAAAAATCAGAGATTTTGATGTGCTATTTCGAACGTTTATGTAAGTTTTAAACACGTAGATCGATGGAAGCTTTCGGCCCACGCACGCGCCGAAAGCTCCCGCGTGTCGAAGCTGCTCCGCGGATACCAAGACTATCATTACCGAAATTGTCGTATGGCCGCAGGTCAAATTGCGACCTTCAACATAGATTGAGTTTAAACTGTGCTCCTTGCGAGCATGTGTCACACATAAATATCTTTTAACCGGCTCACAAGCCACCTATTCCTCAACATAAGAAAATGAGTAATGGATAAAATTTCCAAAGGTATGGGCGCAGTCTCACAGCTAACCGCAGTATGCATCGTCCTTACCTTTATTGTAGGAATGCGATGGCAAGACGGCTTTTACAACGAACTTGGTTTCCCTTGGATGAGTAGCTACTCAAACTATTTAGACACCATCAAGGCGGGCATAGTAATCATAAAACTATTTCTTCTAGCAGGAGCCGCCGGATGGTTTTCCATCTGGGGATTGTCCAACTGGAGATATGATGCCGCAACAATGACTCTAGTTTTCTTCGTTTTTATATTGGCTCCATTTGGAGATCTCGCCGCCTCACTACTTGCACAAAAGTCCACACCTGAATTTTCAATCTTTAAGAGTCAGTACCAAATATGCATTACAGGCTTCATCCTCGGTGGAATAATAAAGCTTCTTTCAAACGAAAAAACCACTCCCAAATTTGAAACCGAAGAGAGAAAATTTCAAATTCCGATCTATTCTTTGCTTATTCTTTGCACAGTAATGATAGGGATATTTGATTCTCCTAAATCTCTAGGAGCCGCAGCTGCACAGAGCGCTATGCGCACAGGGTTCAGCAATTACTCTTCAGTTAAGGATGGCAAAGCAGAGCACTGGAAAATCATAGGCCAGAACCAAGGCAATTTTATTCTTGCGCGCCCGCTTTACCAAAACAACACGATAGAAATCAAAGTTGCTAACAACACATCTGAGCTTATCATCTACCCGACCACACCTATTTCTGCCGGAGTTATTGACACTACGGATAGATAAGGAGTCCGTGAAAAAGAATGCAAAGGCTAAATGCAAGGCCTTACTGGCAAAATTATTTACATGATACCGTCCATAATTGATTGAGTTTCGTTGTGTAACTCTGGCTCATCATCTCCCGCCGCATGCCCCAATCTGGGTTGCTCGGTACACTCGCGGACCGGAGCGTACCCCTACCCCACCGTCCATTGATTTTGTCCAACACCGCCATCACCCTGGTCGCCTCAGTAGGCTGAGAAATGGCAAACAGATCATCCGTGTATTCACCCGGCTGGCATAGATTCAGCAATAAGACTTCCGCCTTGCTGTAACTGAATCCAGGACGGAATACGCGATCAAGTGCATCGACCGCTGCCGTCGTTAGCAGCCGAACGTCATCCGTTGGGTACGGTAGATCGATCACTACACCGTTTGCGTATTTAGCTTCATCGGGATTGAACATGCCGGTGCGAATGCTGACCCGGATCTTCTTGCACAGCGACTTCTGTGCCCGAAGCTTTTCCGATGCCCGCATCATGTAGGTCGCCACTGCCTCCTTGATCGGTGGCAGCTCCTTCAGCATTTTGCCGAACATCCGGCTGCAGCAGATCTCCTGCTTAGGCGGATCTGGCTCGTCCAGCTCCAAGCACGGTGTGCCGGCCAACTCTCGGGCGGTTTTCTCGATCACCACGCTGAAGTTTTTTCTCAACGTCCAAGGGTCGGCTTTGGCCAGATCCATGGCGGTTTTGATCCTCATGCCGTCGAGGTGCACTTTCATGCGCCGCCCTACTCCCCACACCTCCGCTACGTCCGTGTTACGCAGCACCCAGTCGCGCTTGATTGGGTCGCAGATATTCACGACTCCACCGGTTTGCGCCTGCAGGCGTTTGGCGGTGTGGTTGGCCAGCTTGGCCAAGGTTTTGGTGTGAGCGATACCGACACCGACCGGTATGCCCGTGCAGCGCAGCACCTGGCTGCGGATCTTGCGGCCGAGGCCGTCCAAGCAATTGATGCCGGTGAGGTCGACGAACGCTTCGTCAATGCTGTAGACCTCAACGGCCGGCACCATCGATTCGATCAGCGTCATGACACGCTCACTCATGTCGCCGTATAGCGCATAGTTCGAGGAGAACGGGACGATGCCATGCTGCTTGAGCTTGTGCTTGATCTGGAAGTACGGCTCGCCCATTTTCACGTAGGGCTTGGCATCGTAGCTCCGCGCGATGACGCACCCGTCGTTGTTCGACAGCACCACGATAGGTACCTTCGCCAGGTCAGGACGAAACACGCGTTCGCAACTGGCGTAGAAGCTGTTGCAATCGATCAGGCCGAATACCGGCAGCGTATTAGACATGGCTGCGCACGCTGCTGGTGATCACACCCCAAATTGCCAGCTCATCACCCTCAAGGACGTACCGTGGCGGATATTTGGGGTTTTCCGACATAAGTATTACGTCACTCCCGCGAAGGCAAAGGCGCTTACACACGGGTTCGTTGTTCAATAGCGCAATGACGATGTGGCCGTGAGATGGCTCGATTGATCGATCGACAATGGCCAGGTCCCCTTCGTAGATCCCGGCGCCCTGCATGCTTTCACCGGTGAGCGAGACCAGATAGACATGTGGCGCGCGGATGTTCAGTACCTCATCCAACGATATTTGCGCTTCGATGTGATCTGCTGCCGGCGACGGAAAGCCGGCCGGGACTCGAAAGAGACACAGCGGCACTTTTAAGCCGCCCTGACTGATGGGACCTAGAATTGAGTAACTCATGACGCACGACTTCCAGAACTGTACGAATATACAGTTAACTTTCAGAATGGCTTGCGGTCAATTTTTGTAGGAAATATCAGATAGGCGGGCGGGCAATGTGCGGACGACTCTCGCAGTACAGCGGCATCCACGACTTCGTTGCCGCATTGAGCATGCCCAACGCACTCGTCAACCACATCGGAGATCTACCGCTCGAACGCTACAACGCAGCTCCCACAACACAGCTTGCGCTCATTCACCAGGAGGAAGGATTTCTGCATGCCGACATGGTCCGCTGGGGATGGCGGCCCCATTGGGCAAAAGATCGTGCAGCCCCCATCAATGCTCGGGTAGAGAAAGTCGCGCACGGCCCATTCTTTCGCGCCATCTGGCCGCATCGAGCTATCGTCGCGATTAATAACTGGTTCGAGTGGGTGGATGAAGGAGGACCTAAAAAGCAGCCGTACTTGATTCGCCGCCGGGACCGGGCGCCCATTCTGTGTGCTGCAATTGGGCAATATCCAAGCGCCGGGCGAGAACCTTCCGAGCATGACGGCTTCGTAATCATCACCGCTGACAGTGCCGGTGGGATGGTGGATATCCATGACCGGCGTCCGGTAGCGCTCTCACCCGAGCTAGCGCGTGAATGGCTGGATCCAGCCACACCTAAAGAGCGCGCCGAAGAAATGGTGTTTCACCAAGGTGAAGCGTCAAAAGCCTTCGAATGGTTCAAAGTTGATCAAGCAGTAGGCAATGTAAGAAATCAAGGTAACCATGTGATAGTCGCTATTTAACTAAACCAAATAAAGCGCGTTACTAAGCCACATGCAAAAGTGGATGATTTTCGTCATAACGCCCCCTCCCAGCAGCGATGAAGTCAGCAATCTCAACTTCGTGTAAACGCTCAATCACAAGCTCACCATCCAATAGCCTCTGCCCACCATGAAAAACAATCTCATGAGCTTTCGGAATCACTAATCGGGCGACCCCCGCAAAGTCGCAAAGATTATCAAAATAGCTTTTAACTATTCTGAAAGCAGCGAGCGCCTCAATTGTTGTAGTTCCCATCGTAACCATGTCATAGCCAATCTGACTCGCATCGCCACTTTTGATCATTACTCCCCTTGAAACCAAACCTCTAGCGACATCGCGAACGTGAAGGCTTTGCGCTGCCAAGTATATGTCATTACAAGCGTTAAGATAACAATCCAATGCTGACATGTGACTTACTTCTGAAGGCTCTAAAGCTCCCATCAGAAACATAGCGCCGGCGGAAATATTGCGACCGACCCCTTCAAATACCGCGGTATTCGCTTGCGGCCAGCCTTGAGTTGGCGTCCCTTTGAAAAAACGAACATGGGTAACAGGATGCAACTTATATTCAATATCGATCACACCAAGATAATTAACCGAGGGCATCGCATCAAAATACGCCAACAATTCTTTACGATGCGTATAAAAAGCATCAAGATTATTTTTGAAACTAACCACCTCTATTTGTCTCGCCGTTTGCTGTGTCGAATGAAATCTAGAAACCAGTCCAGCCAAAGGAAGAGACAGGGACATTACTGCCAGGGGAAGAATACTTATATCTATGAACCTTTTAAACCCTTCCGATGAGAGTTCGACCCGGTAACCACTCCACACCCACCCACCTAATGACATCGCCAACATTACGGGGGTGAAAATGGCCAACCATAGCAAACCTTGGTACACGAGCCCGTTGCTGGTATCGAGATAAAAAATAGACTTAACCTTATCTTTACCTCTCTTCCCACTTCCGAGAAGAATACTTACTAGCACGATAGTAATAAGCACGGGAATGAAAAGTGTTAAAGCTAACAGGATTCCATCTACCATGACTTCCCTCGACACAAAATGATGAACGCTCGAAAAAGCAGAATAATCGGCATACTGAATTGCACCATCGATGGCGCAAGAATACCAATATTAGAACAAGTCACCCAAAGCGGCAGGTTCCCAATTCATGATCAGCAGCTCCCCACTGATTTCGGCCTTCCCCTGTCGCTGGTTGGTCGTGGTGTAGCGAACGTCCAAGGTCTCAAAATGGAAGCCTTCGAACACACGGCGGATGTCCGGATGGTCGTTGATGCTGACCATCACCTTCCCTTTGCAGCGGCGCATGAAGTCGGCCATCCGCTCATAGTTCTCGAACGGAAAGTGGACGCCGTAGCCGGCGGTCTGCCAATAGGGCGGGTCCATGTAATGGAAGGTGTGTGCACGGTCGTAGCGTTCTGCGCATTCAAGCCATGGGAGATTTTCGATGTAGGTGCCGGACAGGCGCTGCCACGCAGCCGAGAGGTTTTCCTCGATGCGCAGCAGGTTGATGGCCGGTGCGGTGGTCGCCGTGCCGAACGTCTGACCGGAGACCTTGCCGGCGAAGGCATGATGCTGCAGGTAGAAAAATCGGGCAGCGCGCTGGATGTCGGTGAGGGTTTCGGGGCGGGTCATTTTCTGCCATTCGAACACCTGTCGCGAACTGAGCGCCCATTTGAATTGGCGCACAAACTCTTCGAGGTGGTTCTGCACGACGCGGTAAAGCGTGACCAGGTCGCCGTTGATGTCGTTGAGGACTTCGACCGGCGATGGCTGGGGCTTCATGAAGTACAGAGCGGCGCCGCCGGCAAAGACTTCGACGTAGCATTCGTGTGGCGGAAAAAGTGGAATGAGGCGATCGGCCAGGCGGCGTTTGCCGCCCATCCAAGGGATGATGGGTGTAGACATTGAAAGCAAGACCTTTACTGTATGGATAAACAGGTGCTAGGCTCGCCGCGCTTTGTGCACGGAGCAAGAGCCTTGGCTGGACTTGCAGGGACAATCTGCAGGGACGGCGGCCGGTCCGGATGTTGACGCATCTGGATCGACCGCTCTTTTTTCATGTACTCAACTTTATTCGTTTGACCTTCCTTGCTATTAGCTGCCATTGACCTAGCATCAATCAGCCATCACAAAGGAATTAAAAAATGTCGAACGGAATATTCGAAGTCAGATTTAAATCAAATCGCCCTGATAGCGGCGGCGGTCTTGTTGTCATCAAGGACGGATCGGTAAACGGCGGTGACGCCAATTACCTCTATCAAGGAAACGTCCCAACCGAATCAGGAAAATTTTCGGGTCAATTCAAGGTCTCGATGTGGAAACCGGGCAATACAAACGTCACCGGCCACGACAACTACACGCTTGATGCGACGGGAGAAATAAACTACGAAAGCGGGACAATCTCTTTGACTGGAACAGTCGTTGGCGATTCCCGCATGCGTGTAGAACTCGCTGGCAATAGAATAATCTCCGCCGTATAGAACCAAGCTAACAACTCGATAGCTGAGATTCTCAGTTATCGAGTTTTCTTAGCGCAGATACTTCTTTCGCATACGACTGACAAGCTGCAAGAGCGAACAATCCTCGGTCGCCGTCATCGGTGATGCCGACAATTCTCTGAGCATGCGCTGGGTCAAGTTCGGCTCTTGTGGGGCCATGAACCACGCTGCCGGTGGCGGTGGTGGCTGACATCGATCCGTTGGCGCCGCCGGTGGTGGCGTCGAGTAAGACTGACAAGCGCAGATCAGCAGTGGCAAGGCGGTCGCGCAGGCGACCTTGATCACGTTGGGCATCACTCAAGGCTCGGTAATGGGTTTGTTCGCTGGATGCCAGGCGCTGCTCGAGCGCGAGGCGTTTGTCCTGTTCGGCACGCTGTTGCGCGGCCGAGGCCAGATTCAGTTGGTTGAGGGTTTCGCTGTGCAGCCGGGACTGCTCGCTGAGGCGACTACCGTAGCGCCAGTCCTGCACTTGCCAGGTAATACCTGCAGATGTGCCGGCCAAGGCGATCAGCAACACCACCTTGGCCAGCAACTGGTAAGGCGCTGGGATCAAGTCGCCGAAACGCATAGTACCGCCCTCGCCCGCCCCCACAATTCCAGCCGATCCTGCAGACCGTTCAGACCGCCATTGATCCTGCGGGTGATCGTGTTGAATTCGTTTTGATCGGCCAGCGCGTTCAGCCCATTCACGGACCAGAACCATGCGGCCGACTCGGCGGCCCACTGCGGCAGCTCCAGCAGTTCAGGCGTGCGCAGCAATCGCTCATCACCGAACAACGCCAAACTGCAGCGCAGGTAGTTGTCGTGGCCAGTGACCTGAATCAGACCGCGACCGCGATAGCGCTGGCCATCGCCATCCGCTACCGGGGTGTTGCCCAATCTCGCTGCCAGATTGCCAGTGTCGTATTTGCTCAGGTACTGGTCGCCACCCAGTTCCCGGACGTAATGCAGTTGTCCCGACTCATGACCGACCTGCGCCAGAAACGCGGCTTGCCGTTTCGGTGTGTTGATCTGCCGGTGCGCCATGGCTGCGTTGAGCGCGGATACAAAAACGCCCGCTTGGCGGCGGGCGTTGGGCATGATGGTTTGAATCTGCTGCGTCGTTATCTGCATAAATGCTCCAAATGAAAAAGCCCGCTTTACGCGGGCTTCTCAGTTAATTGACCTTTCGATCAAAGGGTACATTTCGAGGTGGTAGGGTGGCGGATCATTTCATGCGCGCATTCTAAGTCAGCATTCCTCTTCTCAACGAATGGCGGCAACGCTGCTGCTGCAAATGCTAGCATCGGCACGAAATACAACGTTAGGTACAGTCTTCCAAGCATCACAAGCTACCTTTCTGGTGGGTTTCAGAGACGCTAACGAAAAACCAAACTCCGTGCCATCGAACACGATGTAGTTACTCGAATGGGGTTCGCTTTCCATACGATCAGGGACGCTTCGCTACTGCTTCAGCTGAACGACCTTCAAATCCTTCACCGCTTTTTTCTTCCTGCCTTTCGCTTTCGCCTTGCCCTTCTTGCCACCGTTGCACTCGACCGTTGTGCTCCAGCCTGACTGAGTGAACACCTGCTCCACCGAGTCAACTAGGTATTCACCATCGAGACCAATCTTGAACCCTTGGGCATTGATCGATCGCTCGGCGAATAAGTCGGTGCGCCCAGGCATTTCCAACCGGACGCCGGCCGTAGACCGATTGAAAGCCGCCAGCCGTGCCTTGGCGGCTTCCTCAGCTGCAGACTTGTTCGGGTAGATATGGCGGTCGGTATGCACCGGCGGCAGGCCGTCCGGTGATTCGTCGTTGTCGAGAGTGACCACCGCAAGCTTTCCGGTTTTCTTGTCTTGATGCTTGGTCGACACTGCCTTGTGCGTATTGCGATCACCGAGTCGAAAATGGAAGCGACTCACGTCACGCCGCTGGATCAATAAAACGCCAAAGCTCTTGCCCGAGGCGCTCTGCCCCGCTTGGCGAGGTATCACCAGCAGCTTTCCGTCGGCGACCTTGGCTGTGCAGTCGTACTGCTTGGCTAGGCGGGTGATGAAATTGAAATCCGATTCACTGAGCTGGTCAGCGCGCGACACCTTGGTCTGCACCGGGCATACCGGTTGCCAGCCATTGCGTGCGGCGACGTCGGCAACAATCCGCGATAGCGGCACGTTTTCCCAACTGCCGCTGCGTGTGGTCTTGCCGCTGCCACGCATGTTGCTGGCTTTGCCGGTGATCACCAGCGTATCCGGTGGACCGGACAGCTCAATCTCGTCGACGACATAGCGGCCGATGCGGGTCAGCGACGTTTCGACATAACCAAGGAAGATCTCGATGCTGGCTCCGCGTGGAGGCAGCACCACCGCGCCGTCGCGGTCATCGATGCGCAGCTCGAACTCATCGGATTCCATGCCGGGCTTGTCGGTGGTTTTCAGCTGCAGCAATCGGTCATTGATCAGTGCGGTGATGTCGGCGCCATCTGCCACGACGCGAAAGGCTGGGGTCATATGTTTCGTCCATAAAAAAGCCCGCAAAAGGCGGGCTGAGTTGTTTGCAGGTTGCAAGCGAAAGGAAATGCCGATCAGTCGATTTTGATGAGGACCAGGCTGTCTTCTCGCACATCCATGCAGCTACCGCACACCGGGCAGGCAAAAACATCTGTCTTGGGGTCTACGGGAAGCGTTTTGGTACAGGCCGGGCAGTTACCCACAAGGAAGGTTTCCCGAAAACCAAAGGTTTTGTAGAGGATTGCGAATACCAATCCCAGTGCCAGGATCCAACCCAATACCGGAATGAAGCACAGCAGAATTGCACCAATGGTGCCGAAGATTATCCAGTTCAATCGGTAATTGAATTCACCCCAAAGGCTCCGTTTTACTTTCCTTAACTCTGTCGATCTTTCCATGAGGGGGCTCTCGTACCTTTCAAAAAAAAGGCAAGTCTATCGACGCTTGAAATCTACGGCAAACTGCCACCACTGAATGTAAGCTCGCTTCAGCCCCACAACATCACGTCACCATTGCTTGGTGCCGGCAGATCAGGCAACTCAATCACTATGCCGGCGCGGTAAGGCTGCGGCTCGTCAGCCAGTCCCTGATTGGCATCGAGCACTGCCTCGACAGTCCCCTCAAGATGCCCATAAGCGTGGTAACAAAGAGTATCGAGCAGGTCCCCATCAGATGTTCTGCAGGTCATCGCCATAGCGTACGAACTCCAAGGTGAACGCCTGCTTGCGCGGGATCCCGCCCTGCAGCAGCGCGCTCTGTTCTTCTTCAACGTTCTTCAGGCACCAAGTGCCCAGTACGTCGCCATAACCCGTGGTGAGCGTCAGCGGCCGCAATTGGCTACCGAGACTGCGCAGGGTATCCAGTTGTTTGATGCCGCCTTTGAAGCCCGGAAAAATCGCCCCCTTCAGGGTGATTTTTTCCTCACCGATGCCCACTGCCTGTTGCGCCGGTCGACGCGTCAGGCGTTCTTGAGACGCCCAGCGAAACTCCGTCGAGCGCCGCAGCTCATCAAACGCAGCCGTGTCCAGGTTGAAGTAGTACGGCTGCGCGTTAGGATCGAGCGGCTGCACGATCAGCAGGTGCGGAAATGGCTGGACAGCCTCCGGCAGCGGCGTGGCATCACCGGACAGCGAACCGGTGGGCACTATGTTCGCCAGTGACGGGCTGACCTTGCCGGCGATCTTGTTGATCGCGGTGGACGCCCGCGCCGCCTGTTCCTTGAGTTCACCCATGCGCTCATCGATTTGAGACACAGCGCGAGTGGCCTTGTTGTAGGTCGCCACGACCTGACCGACCTTGGCTTGCGCCGCATTGACGCTGCGCATCAGGCGCTGCAGTTTTGCCCCAACCGCCGGCCCCACGATGGGGATGCCTTCCAGCTCCGAGGCCGCGCCGCTGATCTCACCGATGGCGCCGTTGACCGGTCCCAGCATGCCATCGAGGCTACGCCTACCGGTCTCCCCTGCTGCCGCCAGATTTTTCAGGCCCGACTGCAGCTGTTCCATGTAAGCCATCGATCCTCCTTACACATGTGGTTCGTCATACAGCTTGCGGTTCTGCAACTGCTGCGTGGCCTGTTGCATCTGCTGTTCGATAAAGGGCCGCAGCTCACGGGCCATTTGCGCCGGGTCCTTCGCATCGCCTTGCACGGTGATGTGCAGCGGCGCCGAGATCTCGATGCGCTGCTCAATCTTTGGAGGCTCGACCTTGATCGCTGCAGGCGGCGGAGCCAGCAGTGCCGGTACGCTCGGCGGTGCGGGTGCGCTCAGTGACCGTGTCACATCGCCCATTGCTGCCGCATCGGCGGCGCGCTCCGGCAACAGGCTCTGCACAGCCGATGGCGTGGCAACTGGGCTCGCAGCCACGGGCGCAAATGATCGGACAACGCCGCCCATCACTGGCGGCAAGTTCTGCCCTGCGTTGACCATCATCAGTGGCCCGGCATCGGGTACCTTTTTCAGTGATTCATCCGCACCGAACAGCGACTTGCCAAGCGAACCGCCCAAGGCATCACCGCCCATGTAACCGAGATAGCCGCCAATCAGTCCGCCAACCATCGTGCCGATGATTGGCACCGCAGATCCAATGGCGGCGCCTGCAGCGGCACCGGCCAGTGTGCCCGCCAGGCCACCGGCCGCTTGGCCGTAGCCCTCGGCTTTTTCGTCCTGGGTTTCGGCATTCTGATAGGTGTCGTAAGCCTGATATCCCGCCTGCGCAACGGCGAGGATTGCGGGGCCTTTCATGCCGCCTCCGATCCTCGCGCCACGGGCGCTACCGCCCCGGCCACCACTCTTACCACCTTTGCCCTTCTTGCCGCTCCCTTCGGCATCAACGCCGCCGCTATCCAGCCCTGCGCCACCGGCCGGCATGTTGGTAACAATGACCTTTTGCGGGATGTTCGGGTTACCCATCAAGGTCCCGCGCCCGATGTTCATCAGCCCCTTGCCGACCTTGAAGGCGCTGACGGCACCTTTGAGTGCAATCAAGCCGGCGACGGCAGTGCCGATGCCGGTAGTGACGCGGGGGAACTCATCAGAAAACCCTGACAACTTTCGAGTGACTCCCGTGATGCCCACCGCCACCGCATCGGTAACCGGTCGAATCGCGTCTCCGATACTGCGCATCGCATCGTCCACGCTTTGCGCCATTTCAGACCACTTCTGCGCGGAGGTCTGCCGGCGCTCGGCGAGGTTTTTATCGAGAATCCCGGTGGCGTCGGCCGAGTCCTTTTTCAGTTGGTTGTACAGATCCTTGTTCTGCATGTAAGCGGTCAGCGCAGCCTTGACCTGCATGTCGGCAAACAGGTCACCGGTACGCAAAGCCTCTTCCAACGCTTTCATCATGCCCTTGGCTTTTTCCGGGTCGCTTTCCTGGCTGATGTTGGCCGTGGCCTCGGCCATCAACTGAGCTTTCTTCGGATCGGTCGCGGCGATGTATTTCTGTGCCAGGGCAAAGCTTGATTCCAGCGTCGACATGCCGTTTTGCAAACCGGTATTCATCGACGCCTGATAATCGATGCCTGCTTTTTTGTAGGCGTCCACCGTCTCGCCCGAACCGATTTTGCCCATCCAGTTTTTCAGGTTGTTCGCCGCTTCATCAGCACCGCCGGCTGTCTTCATCTGCACCTGCAGCATCGAACCCAACTGCGTCACGGCGTCCATACCGTAGATATTCAAGTTGCCCATGTTGGCCAGCAACTCAGGGAACCAGCGCGCCATGTCCGCTGATTCGAAGCTGCCCGCCTGACCTTGAAAGGCGATCGCTTCCAGCGCCTTTTGCATCATGGCCGGGTCGGTAATCTTGGCGTTTTGGCCCAGCGCGTTGATCATCTTCGCCGTCTCGGTACCGTCCGAACCTTGGCCGACAACGAACTTGGCAGCGGTCGGGGCATAATCGAGCGCCTGTTTCAGATCCATGCCGGCACCGACCAACGCATTGACCACCTCGGCCACTTGATTGCGCCCCATCCCGGTATCTTGCGAGGTGGTGATGATGGTGCGCGACATGTCCTGCTCTTGCGCCGTATTGGCAATGCCGGCCTTGATCGCGATGTCGCGAATGATCGCGCCGTAGTCGGCACTGACCTTGGTCGGAATCGCGGCTGCAGCGGTAAACGCACCGGCTTGGCCAATGGTGCTTTTCAATCCTTGCCGGCCTTCGTCCATTTGCCGGTGACCCAGCGCTTTCAATTCGGCACCGGCAGCCACTCGCCCCATCGTGGCGTAGGCCTTGCTCAAGCGGCCGACCTCCACGCCTTGCTGTTTCAACAGGGCGAGGTTCTTTTCATACTTGCTCAGCAGCTTGTCCGCGCCTTCTGCGCCGGCCGTGTGCGCCTTGCGCCATTCATCGCGCAAACGCATGGTGTCGCCGATGGTGTTCTGCAGAACACGGGCTTTGCTGCCGACCGTATCCAAGTGTTTGATCTTGCTTTCGACGTCCTTGAAGGCTTTGCCGACCGTCGAATCGACGGCGCCGCCAATGACAAAGCCAAGCGCGATGTTCTTCGCCATGTGCGTGCCTTATGCGCAGGAGGTTGCCGTGGTGGCTCAATCAGAGAGCCACCACACCATTTCATTAAAGGGCATGGCCATGATCTCGGCGGCGGAGAATCCACTCTCCTTGGCAAGGCGTTTGGCCAGCGTCTTCAACGTTGTGCCGTCGCAGTTAGTCGTCCGTGACCAGACGAAAGTAGCCGGCCTGCAGGCGCATGTAATCGACCATCTTGAGGGCGACCAGATCGCTTTCTGGCGTCTGTGTCAGCGACGCAAAGAGCGACAGCTCGCGCTGTTCCGCATCACCGTTCGATGCGGCCTGTGCCGCACGCACATCGCGAACGCATGGCGCGCGCATCGACACGGCGTCGACCTGAACGCCATTGAGTTCGGTCGGGTATTTGAGGCCAATGCGAAAACCGTCCTCTGTGAGTTCCAGCCACTTCGGCAGCGGCTTTTCGGGTGTTGCCTGAACTGTTTGAGTCATTGCGTATTTCCTTAAAGGCCCAGGGCCGAGCGTTCTTCAGCGAGTTGATCGACGCCATCGACCACCAGCACCATGCCGACCATGTCGATCTCGTAGATCAACCGGCCGCCAACTTCGAGCTTGTAGTAGGTCAGCGCCATTGTGTGTTTACTTTCGGCCTTTTCGCCGGCCTTCCAGTCGCCCATGTCGACTTCCTTGATTCCGCCTCGCATGGTGACGATGACGGGGGTGACCTTGCCCTTAAGCCCTTTGAACGAAGCCCGGAACACGGCATTGCAGGCGGTGCGGTCGGACAGGCCGAACCATTTCAGCGCCTCCCGACGCACGCCGTTGGTGGTGAATCCGGCCTCGAGCTTTTCAACCCCGGTCGGGATCTCGATCTCACCCGCCATGCCGCCGCCTCGGTAGGTTTCGGTTTTCAGCACTACCTTGGGAAGGGTCAAGCTAGGCATCTCGCCGGAAAAACTCACACCGTCGATAAACCCGGCGCAGTTGGACAGAACTTCAGGAATCATCAGGTGGCCTCCTTAGGCGGCTTCAAGCACTTCGGTCATCCACTCGTTGGTGACTTCGAAGAGGAAATTCGGGTTTTCGGCTGGCGGCACGTCGGTGAAGCGGATCCGCCAGTACACCTTGCCCTGCTCAATCTGGCTGGCCGTGTTCAGCTCCTGATCGGCATACACCTCGAAGTTGATCACCGCGCCATCGTTTTTCAGATCGCGCATGAAGGCTTCCAGGCCGTCGGTGACGTCCTTGACGTAGGTCTTGGTGATCGAGCGGTCGACCGCCCATTTGTGCCCGGCCTGCACGGCGTCCATGAGAATGAACAGCGTGCGCACACGGGTAACGAACGCCCATTTAGGATCGCTCGACAGCGTGCGGTTGCCCCAGAGGCGGTAGCCGTCGTCGCGAATGATCGTGGTGATGTTCGCGTTGTTGAGCAGGTTCGCCCGACAGGTTTCGTCGCCGTCCAGATACTCGACGGCGCGAGTAGTGCCGGTGATGCCGGTGAGTTCCTTGTTCGACGGCGACGCCCAGAACCCGTAAGTCGCATCGGTCCACGCGAACAGCCCCGCCGCCCATGCCGAACCCGGCGCATCCACTGTCTTGCTCTCGCCGGTGTCCCAGAACTGCACGCCGGGGTCGACCATGAACAGGTTGCGGCTGCCAAAGTTTTTGGCGTAGGCCATCGCGGCCTCATCGGTGGTGCACGGCCCGTCGATGATGCCGATTGCCCGCAGCTTCTGCGCCAGGCTGTCCATGGCGGTGGCCACCGCTTGAGTGGCGGAATGGCCCGGCGCGATCAGCAAGCGCGGCTGAGCGTTGAACAGACTTTTGCCATCGAGCAATGCGTGCAGGCCGGTACGTTGACCGGAAGTCAGAACGCCGCCGATGATCGCCGAAGTCTGCAGCTCCGGATCGTCCATCTTCGGCACGCCGATGGCGACGATCACCGCCTTGGCCTTGATGTAAATCGCTTGGCAGGCCCTAGTGATTGCCGAACCGGCGCCGAACGCGGCAATGGCTTCGCGCTCGGTGGTGATCAGTTTCAGCTCACCAGCCTTGGCGGTACCGCCGCCGATCAGGCCCGGTGTGAAGGTGTCGCACAGGCCGATGATCGACGAGGACGGTAACGAGATGGTGCGTGCGCCGGTGTCGACCGAGGTGGTCGTGACGCCGTGAAAAAAACTCATAGAGGTCAATCTCCAGATACGACGAAGCCCCGCATAAGCGAGGCCGCAATGTTGAATTGTGCTATGCAGCGGAAAAGAAAACGCCCCGACAATTCGGGGCGTTTATAGGGGCTCTGTAACCTTGGGAATTGATGAGTCTGGCCATCCCTCAGTCAGCATTTGCTCGGTGTAATCACCAACCTCGAAAGCTCGCAGCAAAGCCAGCTCACGGTCGAAACATGCCTGCACGTGCGCCCGCACAGCCTTGGCGATTACCGCGATTTGCTCGGCGCCGATTTCGACAAACCCCGTCGCCGTTTTGAAATTGCAGCGATAGCCAGGATCGTAGAGGGCCGCTAATCCGGTACTGGCAATCAGCGCTTGGCTTTCGCGAGTCGTCTCGATCAACAAACCCTCGACCGTGACGCCCGTCCCCTCCCGCCTGAAACGCTCGGCAGCAATGACTTGGTCCAGCGGTTGCGGCGTCACTACCGGCAACCCCGGCGGCGAGAACTGCCAAGCACCGTCGGACTTGATCGCCTTCCAGCCCACCGTCGGCATTGGCTTTATGCCGTCAACACATACCCACACCATGGAAGGGTGATACAGCGTCGAGATATCCCCGTCAGTCTCGATCAATTCGAACACCTGATCGTCGTAAATCCGTGTATAGATACTCATGTCCATTCCTCAATATCGATCCAGCCATCAGCACCATGACCGCCGCGCAAATGCGCAGGGTAGGAAGGAAGCGCAACGGCACCGCCACCACCCGAGCCCGGATTGACCGCGTCAGCCCCCTGCGAACTGGTTGAGATTGAGTTACCACCCGGTCCCATTTCGCTCGCGCCGCCCTCGCCAGACACGACAAAATCCGTCTTTGGCCCAATGACGCCACCGCCACCCTTGCCCGTACCGTTCTTGACGGTCGCGCCAACAGCCGGCTGTGAATTCGGGGTCTGGCCGAGGTAGAGCGGCGGCACCACGTTCGCCGACAACCCGCCACCGATACCGCCCGGCGCGGTGACATGTGTGCCGAACGAAGTGGCCCCGCCGTTATTACCCGGACCAACCAGCACACCGGTACCGCCCTTGCCGATGGTGGCCATCACACCGTCGAAACCGCTGGTGATCCACGTATCAAATGGCGCGCCCGCACCGCCACCACAACCGGCGGAAACCTGACCGGTAGCCGTCGATGCCGCACCGCCGCCAGCAGCGCCGGCACCCTGCCCCCTCGCCCGGACTTTGTTGGTTCCAGGCGTCGACCAGTAAATCTGAGTCGCGCGAATTCGGCGCGTGCCAATCATTCGGCCTGTGGCCAGACGCACCTCATTCGCCAAAGCACCGACGTCGATCACGCCTTGGTTAACTGGCGCGCTCCACGCTTTGATACACCACATCACTGCGACGTTACGCGGACGCATCACGCCGCCGCCTGAAGGGTAAGGGCTGTAGCTCACGCTGGCGGACGTGAAGGTAATCCCTACACCGGGATAATCAGCCTCCTTGTAAACGTCCGCTTGAGCCTCGACAGCAGACCCGCGCACGATGTCGACCGACGCGCCGCCGGGGTAATTACTGTCGAACACCGTGAGCGTACCGAGCTGGGCGCTGCCAATTGCTCGCCCCGTATCAATTCCCCGGCCATGATCCCAGCCGCGCAGAAACTCGGCGCGCATATCCGGCAGACGGAAATTACCGGCGCCCTCGTTGCCCTTGTTGAAGGCCGTCCCGAGGAAGGCCGACAGATCCGGGTACGCGGCGATACTCTTGGTGCTGCCGTCCAGCTCCAGAAACCCGGCCGGCTGTTTGTTGACCGGGAACGCCACAACGGTGCCGACGGGCATAGCCGTTGCCTTCGCAATCAGTTCATCGACCTGCTCTGACGTATAGGTGTCAGTGATCCCCATGCCGGCGAGCGTTTCGGGACTATCGCCCGACACAACAACCCCGCGATCGTTGACCTTGACGCGGGTGTATTGGCCCGCCGCTTTGTTCCTGGGCAACACCTCCAGAATCGCCGCATCGACGTAGGCCCGCGAGGCCAGCACCACGGCCGGGTCAATCTTGAGCTGAATGTTTCCGGTGCTGGTGACAACGAAGTTCATTCGAACGATTTGCGTACGGCCCGAGCCTTGCGACAGCAAAGGCTTGAAGCTTGGCGCGCAGTTGGCCACCGCCACCAGATCGCCGTCCGCATCGTAGAGGCCGATTTCGCGAATCCACTTACCGCCCTCATCGGCAGGAATGACCTGCTCGGCAATGATGATTGCCGGATTATTTGGATCAATTTTCAGCTGATTCAACGGCCGGCGCCGCCATTCATTAATCAACTTGGTTTGCAGTCGATCTGGAACGGGGTCAGTACCGTTGGCATCACCAACGCCCATTTCGCTGATCAACCAGGGAACACCGAGTGCATCGGCGTTCGCTTGTTTTGCCTCTCCGACCTTGGTCAGAATGGCAAAAAATTGTGAGTTCGCATCAATCATTGGTAAACATCCAGAGTGTCTACAGAGTGTTCGCGCCCAACCACACCGAAGCTGCCGGTGACTTCGATGTCACGCATAACGGGTGGGTAAACGTCGATTTCGTCGCCTTCGTACAGGGCGACACTGATGTTTAGGTTGCCTTGGGTTTCAAGGCTGATGGCGAGGCCGGTGAGTTGCCGGCTGACGGGTTTCGCGTCATCGATCAGGCGATCCAGTTCGAGGTACATTTCTTCGGTGATACCGGTATCCAGAACGCCGACCTTCAACGCGAAGGTGCCCGGCACGCCTTCCGGAACGGTCTGCCACCATTCAAGTACCTCGATCAGATATCCCAGCGGTTCGACAACGCGGCGCAGCGCGCCGATGGTGCCCTTGTGCTTGTGGATGTAGAACGAGGCCTTGATCGCGGCGCGCTTGACTGGTTCAGGCCAAGCCGGGTCCCAACGGTCGACTGACCAGGCCCAGGCCAAATGCGGCAGCAGATGAACCGGACAGTTATCGGGGTTGTATAGCGTGCGCAGCGGAACCAGCGTGTTCTCGGCAAACGTCGCCTCGATCGCTCGCTCCAAGGGAGTGCTGTTGAGCGGCAAAAGACTACGCATATCAGCCTCCCAACACGACTGTGAAACCGGTGCAATACGCCGCCTGCGCCTTGGTCGGTTTCAGATCGTTCCAGTCTTTGAGTTCGACGCGCGCGACACCCGCTACATGCAACTGCGCGTCGACACCGGAGCGTGCCACCTCGACGCCCAAACGACGGCGAGGGTTGATCCATGCTGCCAATCGCTTCATAGCCTCGGCCAGCGCAGCATCGTTTTCAGGGCCGGTGCCTTTCATATGCAGCACGGCATCGATCCGGTACGGCAGGATCTCGGCGCCGCGTACTTCCACCCGGTCACCAACGGGGCGCACGTCGTCGTCATTGACCGCCTCGGCAACCAACGCCAACAACTCAGGACCGACCGCACCGTCGCCTTCAAGTCCCAACACCGTGACATCCACGCAGGCCGGTTTCGGACTTTCGGCGGTGGCATCAGCGACTAATGCAGAGGCATTGCGCGCATGCAGGATGTAGCTGTTGCGTGGCCCAGCTGTGGTCAATCCCTCGTACGCCATCTGCACCCGCTCGCGCAGGGCATCATGCGATTCCATGACCGCCGCAACCGGCGGGACGGCGAGCAGATCCGCCGCTTGTATTACCAGGCGTTTGAGGTTGACGTTGGCGGCCAGTTGATCAAGGTCTGCGCCGATGGCGTAGGCCAGAAATTGAGCCTTGGCCGCGTCGTTGACCCGCGCTCGGTTGCCGACCTTGATGTAACTGCCGACCTCCAACAGTTTGGTCACCGGATCGCTTTCCAACGCCGCCGTCCAGTTGTCGCCCATGTAACTGCGAAACACATCCACCGCCTCGCCGTACACCTCCTCGAAGTCCAGCGGCTCCAGCACGTCCGGCGCGGGCAGTTCGGTCAGATCCACCAGCGTACTCATACCCACACCTCCAACGTGCCGCGCTCACCGAGGTACTCGCCGCTGACTCTGAAATTGATTTTTCCGCCCAGTACCGAGGTGACGACGATGCGCTCAAGCTTCAGGCGCGGCTCCCATTGACGTAACGCCCGAGCTGCTTCTGCTTGGGCAGCGCTCTTCCAGCCTTCGTTGATGGGCAAGTCAACCATGCGTCGCAGCTTGCTGCCGTACTCCGGACGCTCGCGGCGGCTCAGCAATGGGGTGCCGAGGATGTCTGCAACGGACTGGCGTAAATGCTCGATGCCGGAGATGGGCTGCCCGGTGTGGCGATCCATTCCGATCATCGGTTTACTCCTTCAAAGGCTCGAACTCAGCGTGAGCTTTCAGGCACTTCAGCGCCACGTCATCAGCGCTATCAACCGACACCACGGCTTTCGCAACGGCCAGTGTGCGACCGTCAGGCAGAATGATCGTGCGCGAGGTGTAGAGGGTGTCGCGAAAGGTTACGGTAGAGGTCATCCGCGCCTCATTGACGAGGACGGGTTGAGCCTCAGTCGAGTCATCTTGCTGTTTGGCCATGAGATCTCCAAGAATGAAAAAGCCCGCACGCGGCGGGCTGAATGAATGAATGAATGATGGATGGATTAGTGCTTGTGGTGATTGTCGCTTTGGCCAGCGGCCAGAATGTCGGCATCGCTGGTGATGCTCTGTGTAGCGTGCAGCAAACCGTCGATGTTGACCGGCCCTTTGATATTCACGGCCCCCTCCAGATAGATCGTTCCGGATTTCACGGTGACAACGTCGTCGTTCACTTCGGCCTGCGTTGAGCCGACCTTGATGGTGACCGTACCGCTCGGCAGGTTGACGCTGTAGCTGTTGGCCTGCCAGTCGTAGACCAAAGAACCGCCGTCCTCGAAGCGCCAGACCTCGACATGATCACGGTTGTCCGGTGGCGGTCCGCCGTTGCCATACAAGCCAGGAATAAAAGTGCCTTGCGCCACGTCGCCGCTGGCACTGATCAGGGTGCCCTGCTCGTTCAAACTCGGTGCCCGCCAGTGCCGCGCCTTGCCGGCGGCGATGCTGTGCCAGCGCACCCAGCCGCTGATCCATTCGCCGTCCGAAACCCGGCATACCGGCGGTGAGGCGGCGAGATCCACCGCTACTACGTAGCAGTCCTTGACCAGGCCTGCGAGCATTCGGTCGTGCTGTGCAGCTACATAACCAGAACTCATGGCAGGTCCTCCGGACGGAACGGACCGTCGCCAGGCTCAATGTTCAACACAAGGGTGCCCGGTGGCTGATCTGGCCAAGGCCAGTCGGCGTTTCCGAGGTAAATCTGCTGCGTCCATTCCACAGCCCAAACCGTGTAACCATCCAATTCGGGTTTGGTCCAGTCTTGCATTGCCTGTACGAACTCGGCGGGTTCGACCTCCACGCCCCACGACTGCATCCGTAGCAAGACGGCCAACTGCCCAGCGATGAACACTGCCTGCTGATGGTGATCGGGCTGAATCGGGTCTGTGATGACCCTCGCCTCGAACTTGCAGGACACCCCGGTTTCACCCGTTCCCGGATCGAGACCCGGTTCCAATTCTGCGAGTTCGACCAGCACCGCCGGCAACGCAATTCGATCATCGATGTTCGGCCAGACCGCGACGGTCTGAACGCCCGGCAGATGGCCCTGAATGTGTCGCTCGATGGCGCGATACAGCTGCTCAAGGCTGAACGGCTCGTCTTGATCCATCACGTCATCTCCCCTTCAGGTGCTTTTGCACTTCGAAATTGAGTTCCTGCCGCAGGACATGCAACAGCTGTTCGTCAGCTTTGCGAACCCAGCTTTCGAAGTGCGGTCGGGCTTGCTCCAGCGATACCTTGGCCTTGGCCAGTGGGAAGCGGTTGTCGTGTTCGGCGATCCAGCCCGAACTTGCGCCGACCGCACCGCTGACATCACTGTCGGGATAATCATCCGCCCTGAAATGCTTGCTGCCGGTGCGGATCCACACGTCTGCGCTGTTGCCGTAGACCTTCTTAAAGAACGCACCTTGAAAGCGGCGCCCCGCCACCGACACGCCGGAGCGGCTCTGCCGAGGTCGGCCGATGCGGCTGGCTTCTATTGCATTGAGACCGAACCACAACTTGCCGCTGTTGGCACCGCCACTCACCGGGTAGGCTCGCAATCGTTGCCTTACGGCAGCGACCGCAATGCGTTCCTGCCGGCCGACGGCACGGGCGATTTGTGTGGCAAGCCAGCGCAGGGTTTTGTTGATTGCACGTCGTTGGGCATTGGCCGCTGCTTTCGGTAACAACGCAGCGAAATCCTGAAAGGTTTTCAGGTCCGCCGCCGAGGTCTGCAGCGAGATCATCCCGCCGCCGGACGAGGGCTTGAAGTGGCTGCCGACACTCATGGGCGTTTCCTCAGTATCAGCGCAACCAAACCATCTCCGCCCGGCTCCAGCTGCAGCAAGTCGTAGTCGCCACCGCCATCCAGCTCCGGCAGATCCACACTCACCAGTAGCCCTTTTTTCAGACCATGCGAATCGCGGACGCGGACCTCAAACTTCGGCTCCCGCAGTGCCGTTCGGATATTGCCCATCTTGGGTTGCAACCAAGGCGCGGCGAACATGCCCAGCACCGGTTCGTCGTAACCCTCGATCCGGGCCGTGTCGCCCAGCGTTTCGAACACCGTGTCGTCGATGTCCTCCACCAGTTCCCGAAAAGCCACGGTCAGAGTTCCAGAAGGACCTGCGCACGTGGTCGCGTGCACAGATGCAGCGGATTGGACTGAGCTTCACCCGCCATCCCTTTTTTAAATGGCAGCGGTTCGATCATGCTGTAGTACGGAATGCCCTGAGTGTTGACCGTTTCCATGTAGTCAGCGGGCGCAAACACCGAGATGTACAGATCCGGCACACCTTCAGGGATCAACAGCGCCTTGTCGTCGTGCACGAACGACACGCCGGCCACCTTGCCACGGTAGCGCTCCCAGATGATGCCACCGAATTCGAAGCTTTCACGAGCATCACCGCGCAGAGCGGCTGCCTGTTGACTGTTGAGGTAGGTTTCTTTGACCGATTTGTGAACGATCAGCTTGTTCCAGAAGTTCTTGCCGCAGAAGGCGCGGGACCCGGTGCTGGTGATACTGCCAAGTGCATCCTCCTGCATGTCCAGCGCTTCACCGCATTTAACCCGCAGCTCCGTGCCCGCATCCGCGAGCCCCATGGACAATTTCTGTCGTTCCACACCGAAGCGGTCGTAGAGGTCGAGCAGTACGGTCTTGCCATCGGCGTCGAGGATCTGACCATTGAGTGCGCCCATGCGCTGGAATTCGTGCGTGGCGTCCAACTGGCGGCGCGCCTTGGCCAAGCGCGCGTTGACCACGTCCTGTACCGCTTGCAATTCGGTGCGAGTGCCAAAGGCGCGGATGCCTTGGATCTCGTCGGCCTTGATCGTGAAACGCTCCGGCAAATGCACGGTGTTGAAGGGAATCAAGTTGCGCTTGCTGGCTGCAACCACCAGACCAGAGGTGCCACGTTCACCCGCTGGTACCAGGGCCAAGGTGTCACCGTCCTTCTCGATTTGCACGGTCAGGGTGGTGATGCCCTCCTCGCGAAACAGGCCCAGTGCACTGATGCGTCCTGGCAAGTAAGGTTGGTCGTTCAACGCAGCGGTCAGCGAATCGACGCTAAAAGCTTCGTCGTCAAAAATGGCGATATCGGCCATGGGTTCTCTCCAGAAACGAAAAATCCCGCGCGCGGCGGGATGCATTTAAAAAGGATCGACTCAGCGGACGATCAGATGGTGTGTCGCGAGAGCTTTCTCGGCGGCCGGGTCGAGGCCTGTCAGGTGGACCTCGCTGACCTCGGCAAGCCGGACAACAGCGCGACCGCGACGAACGACGTCTGACTCGCCGAGCGGGCCGTAGAGAATGGCGACGGCGTTTTCAGTGCCGTCTTCGGCGATCGGGTTGTACGGGGCGAACTCGCCGGTTGCGGTCTCCAGGCCGAGGATCTGTCCGGGTTCCAGAGCGGGGCCGGCCGCGACGTTGATCGCCTCGCGAGAAATGGTTCCGGCGCCTTCAGACAGCAGGAACTCGCCTGCATGCATCGGTTCGCGTTTGATGGTCATGGTCTTGCTCCTTTAGAGGCTTGAGATTGTGCGGCCTGACGCGCTGCCCAAATCGAGGGCGGATCGGGTTGCTTGGCTTGAATCTTGGGTGCCGGGCCTTCGTTCTGTGGCAGGCTGTTGTCGATCTCGAAGCCCCCACCTTTCCCTACAACTTTGTCGAACAGCCGGGCACGCACGGCGCTGGTATCGAGTCCGGCCTGTACGAACTCCACCGCAAACTCTGGCAGCCGGGCAGCCACACACAGATCGCGGATCGACTTGGCCTGAGTGATCGCGGCTTTCACGGTCGCTTCATCTACCAGCTTGGTAGTGGCAAGCAGTGGCTCGATCAGGTTGCTCATTCCGCCTTGGTTGCAGGACTTGGTGATCAGCAGAGCCAGCGCCGCCGCATCCGCACTAGGTGCCGATGGCTCAGGCTTGTCGACCACCGGCTCGGTGGGTTTCGTGGGTTCGTTGAGCAGATCCAGCAGCGCCTGGGGCGTGCGTTGGTATTTCTGCATGACCGTGCCCTGCCCCAGACACGCCTTGATTTGCACACCGTCGCCGACCTCGTCGGCCAATCCGAGGGCCACCGCTTCGCGGGCCGTTAGCCAGGTCTCGGCATTGACCAGACGCCGCAGCTCGACCTCGTCAATGTCCGGCGCCTTGGCCTTGTAGGCCGTGATGATGAGTTCCAGCGCTTGATCTAAAGCTGTCGCCACCTTGCGCATATCCTCGGCATCACCCGAGGCATAAGTCCACGGGTTGTGGATCATCAGGGCGGCGTTTTCCGCGATTACCACCCGATGAGCGCCGCAGACTGCAACGCTCGCGGCACTGGCAGCCAGGGCATCGACACGACCG